AAGGCAAAAAGCCTGCTCGCGCATCAGGCGGCGGCGTATTTTCGTCAGCTAAAGCTGGCACGCCACGCGGCAAAGCTTCTCACTACTAATTTGTCGGTGATAAAGTCGACGGGGTTTTTTCAAGAAATCCCGTCGGTTCTTTGGAGAGAATCATGGCAAAAAGCCCTGCTTGGACACGCAAAGAAGGAAAGAATCCTGAAGGCGGTTTAAACGCCAAGGGGCGCGCTTCTGCAAAGCGTGAAGGCCATAATTTAAAGCCACCAGTTTCTAAAGAACAGGCTGCGAAAAGCGAAAAATCCGCATCGCGTCGTTCTTCATTTTGTGCCCGCATGACAGGCATGAAGAAAAAGCTTACGGGATCGGCCAAGGCGGCTGACCCAAATAGCCGCATCAATAAATCTCTTCGTAAGTGGGACTGCTAAATGGCGTCTAAGCCTCAAAACTCTGGTCTTTGGGGTCGCGCCAAAGCAGCTGCTCGCGCTAAATTTGATGTTTATCCTTCTGCTTATGCAAATGCTTGGGCGTCTAAGTGGTATAAGCAGCATGGCGGTAGATGGTCTGGCGAAGACAATCGCGTGAATAAAGCACCTGGCGGCGGCCTTGGAAAATGGTTTGCCGAAGATTGGCGCGATGTGAAAACAGGAAAAGAATGTGGTAGAATAGAAGGAGAAAAGGGCAAACGTCCTTATCCAGCGTGTCGCCCAGCGGCAGCGGCTGCTTCTATGTCGAAAGAACAGAAAAAAACGATGGCCGCCAAGAAGACAAGCTCCGCTAGACAATCTTGGCCTGTTTCGCCGTCTGGTAAAAGTAAAGAAGGAAAAGCATAATGCAGCCTATTTCTGTCACTGTTGGCCCTCTTGCTTCGGCCTCAGCAAACAATATTGCATTAAACCAGACAACTGCCGGGGCAGCCGATCTCACGCTTAATGGATCTCTTGTTTCTGGTGGCGTAGCTACACTTGATGAACCCCGCCAGGTTCTTATCACAAATGTTGGTAATGATAGCGCATTAACGTTCACTGTTTATGGAACGTGGTTTAATGGTCAAACGATTTCTGAGACTGTGCAGGGGACAAGCGGCAGTTCAGTTGCAACAACGCTAGATTTTGTGACCGTTACGCGCGTGGCCGCAAGTGGCGCGACAAGTGTTTCTGGTGTCACGGTCGGCACAAATGGTGTTGCTGGATCTCGCTGGGTTCGCTTTGATGATTTTGCGCCTGGTCAAATTACTGTCCAAGGCGATGTTAGCGGCACTGTAAATTACAGTGTGCAGACGACATTGGAAGATCCAAACGATCCTTTTAGTCCTGTTGCAATTGGCTCTGTTACTTGGCTTGATGCTTTGGACGCAAACATTGTTTCCGAATCAACGGCTAAATCTGGCTATATTGCGTATGCGCCAAGATATGCTCGCGTTTTGCTTAACAGCGGAAGCGGATCAGCTACTGTGACGTTCTTGCAATCGAGTAATGGGCCTATCTGATAATGCGGAGTAACGTCCATTTCTACGTCTGGAACATACACATTCAATCCATCTCTAGGTGAACTCACGGTCTATGCGTATCAGCTGATCGGTGTAAGGCCTACGGCTCTTTTGCAAGAGCATATGGATTCTGCGCGTCTTGCGACGAACATGATGTTTACGCGCTGGAGCAACCAGGGCGTAAATCTTTGGCAGGTATCTCTTGTAACGGTTCCGCTTGTCGCTGGAACTGCGACTTATAGCGTTGATGCAAGCACGGTTGTGATGCTTGATGCTTATATCGAGTATGGTGCTCCGCCGATCGATCGAATCATTATGCCGATCAGCCGCACAGAATATGCGTCATATCCAAATAAAACGCAGCAGGGCTTCCCTACAGTTTTCTGGTTTGACCGTCTTCTGTCTCCAACGGTTACGCTTTGGCCAACCCCAGATGGCACGCAAACCAGCTTAAAATATTACAAGGTTGATCGTCTGCAAGACGCCAATATGAATGGCACACAAGAAGTCGACATCCCGCCGATTTGGCTTGAGGCCATGGCTTTTGGTCTTGCTGAGCGGCTTGCTTTGATATGGGCTCCTGAGAAGGTCGCCATTATGAAGCCGATGGCTGATGAGGCGTATCAGATTGCTGCGAATCAAAATGTCGAAACGGCTTCGCAATATATCTCGCCGCAACTTAGTGGGTATTGGCGATGATGAAAGTTTGCTCAAAATGCAGACAGTCAAAATCTTTTGAGTGTTTTTCTGCTGACAATGGTAGGAAAGCCAATAAAGACGGCCTAAGATCTCAATGCAAAAAATGTCGCTCTGAGCAAAACTCAATCTGGCACGAGAATAACAAATTACGCAGTTTAGAAAACAGCCGTGAATGGAAGAAAAAAAATCCAGATAAAGTTAAATTGTATTCAAAATATTGGATTAGCAAAAATCCAGAGAAACATGCGGAAAACAATAAAAGTTGGAAGAAAAACAACAAGTCGGCTAATTGCGCTATCGCTGCTAGATATAGATTTTCCAAGATAAGGGCAACTCCATCTTGGCTATCTCCTATTCATTTAGCGCAAATACAAGAGTTTTATGATATTGCCGCCGCAAGGACGGTTCAGTCTGGCGTTGAATACCATGTTGATCATATTTATCCATTGCAGGGGAATGGATATAATGGATTGCATGTTCCTTGGAATTTGCAAATTATAACAGCGAAAGAAAATATAGCTAAAAAAAATAAAAATCCGGAGGTTTGCATATGAGACCTCACGGAAGAGCAAGAGTAAGCTCTAGAAGCCCTGCTGCCTTTGGAATATGTGATAGATGCGGATTTTTGTATAATCATCATCAATTACAATTCCAGTTTGATTGGGCAGGCGCGTCTTTAATTAACAAGCGCATTCTTGTTTGCGAGACCTGCAACGATAAGCCTCAACAGCAGCTCCGCGCTATCGTATTACCTGCTGATCCTGTGCCAATCATGAATCCGCGCATACAGGATTATAATACCGCAGAATCAGATTATCGCATTACGCAAGGTAATACGACGAACGCCGCTACAGGTATTCCAGTTCCTGGCGGCGATACGCGTATTACGCAAAATAATGATACGCGCGTTACGCAACAAGTTGGCGGCACAAGAGCTGATCGCAGTCAGCAGCCAGGACTTGATCAAAATGCTGTTATGCCGCTGCAGGGAACGACAGCTTATTATGTAACATTATCGCTTGTTTCTGTTACTTCCGATGGCGCTGGTCTCGCGACTGTTACTTGTTCATCAGCTCACGGTCTATCTAGCGGCGATCAAATTTCAGTTGAAGGCCTTTCTGTTGCAACAGCAAATGGTTTTTATACCGTCACAGTTACAACAGCGACGGCTTTCACATATCAATTGAATCCTGTATTATCGGCGGGATCTTTACTGACCGGCACAACTAAAATGGTTACGGCAAACGCCGGCTTGCCATATGGAACCGATCAGATACCGCAGACGGGGCCGCTATAAATGTCGAATATTCAAATCCCCAATCTACCTGCTGCGGTTGCTTTAAATGGCACTGAACAACTTGAAGCTGTCCAGTCTGGCACATCGGTTCGCGTTACATCTGCCCAACTTGCTGGATTAGGCGTCACCGGACCAACGGGTTATACGGGACCCGCGGGCCCCACGGGCCCGACGGGCTACACGGGCCCCACAGGAGCCACGGGCGCAGCCTCTAATGTTACAGGCCCAACGGGCGAGACGGGACCTACGGGCGCGACGGGAGCCACTGGCGCTGCGTCAACTGTAACGGGACCTACGGGCGCGACGGGCGCAACAGGCGCAGCTGGGGCCACAGGGCCTACGGGGGCCACAGGGGCCACGGGCAGCGCAGGAATCACCGGAGACACGGGCCCTACGGGCTGGACGGGCCCCACGGGCGCGCAAGGACCTGGCGGCGGAATTGGACCCACAGGATATACGGGCCCCACGGGTTATACGGGCCCAACAGGAGCTCCATCAACTGTTACTGGTCCAACAGGTTACACAGGCCCAGCTGGCGCTGGTATTACCTATAAAGGCACCGTCGCAAATGCTGCCGCTTTGCCGGGTTATCCAAGCAGCTACACGGGCGCAATTGGTGACGCTTATGTCACCTTAAACGATCAGCATCTTTGGGTTTGGGACGGAACGACCTGGGTAGATAACGGCGCGATTGCGACTGTTACGGGACCGACGGGAGCCGCTGGCGCAACTGGTCCTACTGGCGCTACGGGCGCTACGGGCGCTGCGTCAACAGTCACTGGGCCTACGGGAGCCACGGGACCTACGGGCGCAACGGGCGCTGCTTCTACGGTTACGGGGCCAACTGGCGCAACAGGACCAACTGGCGCTACAGGACCTTCGGTAACGGGGCCAACTGGAGCCACTGGAGCCACGGGCGCAGGCGGCGCGTTGGGTTACTGGGGTTCGTTCTACGATACGACAAACCAGACAGCAGCGAGCACGACAACTGCTTATGCAATTACGCTTAATAATACTGATCCAGACAGTAGCGGCGTAAGCATTGTTAGCAGCAGCCAGATTACGTTTGCTAATGCTGGCGTTTATAATATCCAGTATTCTTTGCAGGCTGTTAATTCGGATACGCAGATCCATGACGTTAATGTCTGGTTGCGAAAAGGCGGCGTTGATGTAACGGACACAAACAGCCGTTATTCAATTACGTCGTCTCATGGCGGCATTGACGGTTATACTATTCTTGCCATCAATTACGTCTTGAAAATAAATGCAGGTGAATATCTGCAATTGATGTGGCAGCCTGAGAGCACACAAATCTCTCTCCAGACGATTGCCGCGGGAACGACGCCAACAACTCCACAAGCTCCTTGCGCTATCGTTACCGCAACGCAAGTTATGTATACCCAAATCGGGCCTACGGGCGCTACGGGATATACGGGTCCAACGGGCTACACGGGTTATACGGGTTACACGGGACCTACGGGCGCTGCGTCAACAGTCACGGGACCCACGGGCTATACTGGCCCTACTGGAGAAACAGGGCCTACGGGAGCTACGGGCGCTGCGTCAACTGTTACAGGCCCAACGGGCTACACTGGTCCTACAGGCTGGACGGGACCAACTGGCGCAGGCGCTGCAATAACGATCGTCAATGATACGTCAACGACGGGGCCTTATTATCCAGTATTTTCGCAGAGCACGACCGGCTCGCCAACGACGTTTAATACGTCAAACGCAAATCTTCTTTATGCGCCGGGGCTAGGCCAATTGACGGCGTTGAATGTTGCATCGTCGCAGGGCATATTCCTTAACTCAACGACGATTAGCATCAATTATACGATCCCGACGAATTACAATGGCGGCTCGTTTGGGCCGGTTACGGTGAATAGTGGAATTTCAGTTGTTGTTCCGTCAGGTTCCGTTTGGACAATTGTATGATGTATTACACTTACATACACGCTTCTCCAGATGGTGATGTCTTTTATATTGGAAAAGGCAAAGATCAGCGCGCCTATAGCATGAGCGATAGATCTTGGTTGTGGCGTGAAAGATTTAATAAGTATGATGGCATTACTATGCGGGTCGTTAAAAGATTTGAAACTGAGCAAGAAGCATTTGATCATGAGAAAGAATTAATTAAATTTTATAAAGATAATGGATGTGATTTAGTCAATTTGACAGAAGGCGGACCGGGCGTAAATGGGTATTATCAAAGCCCAGAAACCAGAGCTAAAAAATCCTCGTTGATGCGCGGATATAAGCATGAACAAGTTACTTGTCCTCATTGCAATGAAGTTGGCGGTAAGCCATCAATGCTACGATGGCATTTTGATAATTGCACAGGGCCTACAAAGAGATTTAACGCTCGCGTTACGCTTAATGGAGAGCGCATATATCTTGGCAAGTTTTTGACAAAGGAAGAGGCCAGCGCGGCTGAAGATGCTTTTTATTCTGCCAATCCAAGGCCGGTAAATCATTGGATAGGAAGAAAGCACAGTGAAGTTTCGCGAAGAAAAATGAGCGAAACTCATACTGGCATGATTGGCAATGTATGGTCGGAAGAAAGTCGTCAAAGGATGTCTAAAAAGAGGATTGGCGTATTAAATCCTTTTTATGGTAAAAAACATACTCCAGAGGCTTTGGCTAAAATTTCTGAAGCAAACGCGCGAAGATCAGGAACGGTGTAATGCCAGTAAAGCTAAATTCCACAGGCGGCGGTTCGGTAACGCTAACCACGCCATCAACCGCGACGGATTATACCGCGACGTTTCCTGCGTCCACTGGTAACGTATTACTGTCTTCTACGGCTGTTAATCAAAGCACAACTGGACCGACGCAAACGATTTACACAACTGGTTCTGGAACCTATACGCTTCCTGCTGGTGTTAAATGGATTAAAATTCGCTTAGTAGGCGGCGGTGGTGGCGGTGGCGGCGGATCAACAAGTCCAACGGCTGGCGGAACAGGTGGCACAACAACATTTGGAACATCGCTGCTGACTGCTACTGGGGGGAGCGGCGGAGGAGTTGGTGGAACAGGGCCGGGTAGTAGCGGTGGCGCGGGTGGTAGTGCATCTGGGGGTGATATTAATATAAATGGTGGTGCGGGGTGTTTTGGCACACAAGTCAGTTTCTCAAATCAGTTAGGTGGCGCTGGAGCCACAACAGCTTTTGGAGGAGCTGGCGGCGGAGCTGGCGCAGGTAATACTGGGCCTTCTGCACAGCCAAATTCTGGATCTGGCGGCGGCGGCGCTGGTGGTAATGGCTCTTCAACTTATGGTGCGGGGGGCGGCGGCGCTGGTGGTTATGTAGAAAAATTAATTGTTAATCCTTCTGCAACTTATTCCTATGCGGTAGGCGCGGCAGGAACGGCTGGAACTGGTGGATATACAGGCGGCACTGGCGGCTCTGGCGTTATCATCATCGAAGAACACTACAATTACTGAGGCTAAATAATGTCCACCGTCAAATGCACTTACCTCCAGCAAGCCTCCAGCGCATCGCCCAACATCACGCTGGATGCATCCACAAACGCGACCGTTGCTGGCACGTTGGCGATGGGTAGCAGCTTCAAGCGCAATCGTATTATCAATGGCGATATGCGGATTGATCAGAGGAATGCTGGGGCGAGTATTACGCCTACAAATACTGGCGCTGCAAATTATATTGTTGATCGGTGGGCGTTGGCCCCATCGCAAGCAAGTAAATTAAGTGTTCAGCAAAATGCCGGATCTGTTACTCCTCCATCAAGTTATACAAAATACTTAGGTTTTACTTCTTTATCTTCATATGCAGTCGTTGCTTCTGATTATTTTATGTTGCAACAATATATTGAAGGGTTAAATGTTGCAGATCTTGCGTGGGGAACATCTAGTGCAAAAACTGTCACTTTGTCGTTTTGGGTTTATAGCTCTTTAACAGGGACTTTTGGCGGTGCGTTAACAAATTCTGCGCAAAATAGGTGTTACCCATTTTCTTATACAATTTCATCAGCGAGCACTTGGGAACAAAAAACAATTACTATTGCTGGAGACACTACAGGAACATGGTTGACTGATAGTAACATCGGCATCCGACTAAATTTTGGATTGGGTGTAGGTTCAACATATAGCGGAACAGCCGGATCTTGGTCGGCTTCTACTTATTTATCAGCCACAGGCGCTCAATCCGTCGTCGGCACCAACGGCGCAACCTTCTACATTACCGGCGTCCAATTAGAGACGGGCAGCATCGCCACCCCATACGAGCGGCAGATCTATAATGAACAGCTGGCGCAGTGTCAGAGGTATTGCTATTCAAAACTAGGATCGCAAGGAACTGGCGGAGCGGCAATGCTGGGAGCAGCAGGTAATGCGCGCAGTTCAACGCAAGCATTTGTTCAATATACGTTCCCAGTAACAATGCGGCAATTACCAGTTTTAACAGTAAATAATCCAACATCATTTTTGCTTTACCAGACATCAGTTATTCAAGCGACTGCCGTTGCGCTAGACGTCGCAGATCCCGGTTCTGCATCTTTGCAAGTAACTGTAGCATCTGGCCTTACATCTCCAACATTTTATAGTTTTGGATGTAACAACGGCAATGCTCAATTAATATTTTCAGCGGAGCTATAAATGTATAAATTATACAAAAACAGCTTTGGCGGTAATAACGTGCTTAAAGTCAATGATGATGGCAGCATCACATCTTTTTGCATTGATGAAAACAGCACTGACTATCAAGCCTTCCTTGCGTGGGTCGCAGAAGGCAATGCGCCGCTTCCTCCAGATGAACCGCCTGTGGAGACACCATAATGCCCATTACAATATCAGGCTCAACAGGCGTTGCGGGTGTAGACGGCTCTGCGGGAACTCCCGCGCTGCAAGGCACCGACACCAATACGGGCATATATTACGGCGCGGATATCATCTACGGCTCTGCTGGAGGAACGCAGAAATTCCGCGTTGACAGCACGGGCATCTACGCGCCTGCTAACGCAGCTGCGGCAATTATTGGCCTGACAGACGCCGCGACGATTGCGGTTGATATGTCGCTTGGCAATAACTTCTCCGTTACGCTTGGCGGCAATAGAACGCTTGGCAATCCGACTAACCTGACGGCGGGTCAAAGCGGCATTATCTTTTTAACGCAGGATGGCACGGGCAGCCGGACGCTGGCGTATAGCAGCTTCTGGGATTTCCCTAATGCTGTCGCGCCTGTATTGACGACGACCGCGAATGCTGTTGATGTCCTGATTTATACGGTGCGAACAACAACCAGCATCGCCGTCAACTATATGCTGAACATAGGCTGATCAAATGGGTTTGCCGGTTGAAGTTAATCCGCTCTTTCTGGAAAACCAATACGCCATTCAGCGGTCGTTGAGGTTTAGAAGTAGCGCGAGTGCCAATTTAACTAGAACACCAGCAAGCGATACTTCTGGAACCAAATGCACGTTTAGCGCGTGGATAAAATTAGGTTCCTTATCTACTGCTGCAAATAATGGTTCTTTTATTACGGATGCAACAACAGGCAATGTTTATGGGCAATATTATAATAACGCATTATATTTTGGTAACGCTTCCTATTATGTAAGCACCGCCGCTGTATTTCGTGATTTTTCATCGTGGTATCATGTTCTTTTCGTTGTAGATAGCACACTTGCAACGACAAATGATAGAATGCAAATTTGGGTGAATGGCGTCAGGCAAGCGGTCGGCACATTTAATACGCAACCGGGATTAAATTCATCCGTTATTTTCTTAAACAATACTTATGCATATCAACTTGGCGGACGCACGGCGAGCGGTTCTAACACTTTTTTTGATGGCTACCTAGCTGAAGTTAATTTTGCTGACGGCCAAGCATTAGCTGCAACTGCATTTGGCTACTACAACGAGTTCGGCGTCTGGTCCCCGCGCAAGTATGGCGGTTCTTATGGAACCAATGGTTTTTATCTCCAATTTACGGACATTGCCTTAACGTCAGGATCTAATGCCGGTCTTGGCAAGGACTTCTCAGGCAATACCAATTACTGGACAACAAATAACATCTCCGTCACCGCAGGCGTTACCTACGACGCAATGACGGACGTCCCGACGCCGCTGACTATTCAGAATGTCGCGGCGGGGAATTATTGTGTTTTAAATCCGCTTGCTTATGACCGTTTATATCCATCTTTTAAAGCAACCATATCGAATGGTAATTTACAAGCAGTTACTAGTGCTGGAGGTGCGGGCGATTATTCAGCAACTATTGGAACTATGGGTGTCTCTTCGGGTAAATTTTATTGGGAAATGGTAGGAACAGCAGGAAGCACACTACGCGACTTTGGAATTACCGATGCAACTCTAGAGGTTCCGTCTTATCCCGGCGGTAGCGCCCGTTCATGGGGGTATGCCTCTAATGCAAGGCTTTATAACAATGGATCATTTATATCTTACGGCGCTACTTATACAACAAATGATATTATTGGAGTTGCCTTGGATTTAAATGCAGGGACGCTTGTTTTTTACAAAAATGGCGTAAGTCAGGGAACAGCCGCTACTGGCCTGTCTGGCACATTTACACCAATTTTAAGCGATCTCGAGTCAGGTGTTTCATCCACAATTGTTGCCAATTTCGGTCAGCGCGCCTTTTCTTATACTCCACCATCCGGCTTCCTCCCATTAAACACCAACAATCTCCCGTCGCCCACGATCCCGAATGGGGCGAAGGTGATGGCGGCGACGACCTATGCGGGGACAAGTTCCAGCAATCCTGTCTCTAATAGCTCAAATAATACATTAGGAACAACTTTTCAGCCTGACTTTGTTTGGATTAAAAATAGAAATTATACTTCTGGGACTAATCACGTTTTAATTGATAGCGTTAGAGGAATATCAAACGGTTTAGCGTCAAATCTTACTAACGGTGATTTTTCTACAACAGGTAATTTTTCTAGCATAAATCCTACTGGCTTTACTGTGGCGGGAACAACGCGTGATTACAATTTCTTAAACGACACATTTGTCGGCTGGCAATGGAACGCAGGTTCTGGAACTTCAACAGTCCCGTCTGGCGGCACAATCACGCCAACAGGCGCAAGCATAAATGTCAGTGCTGGGTTTAGTATTATTGCTTATACGGGGAATGGCGTTTCCAACGCTTCTATTGCTCACGGACTTGGGGCAACGCCATTATTTTTAATAACAAAATGCCGTAGTTCGGCAACTGATTGGGTTGTAAATACAACTGCTACGGGTTCTGCTATATATCTATTTTTAAATACCACAGCTGCGGGCGCGGCAGACACTGGCGTTACGCCACCTACCTCAACATTATTTTATAGAGGCGGCGCTAATACAGTTAATGGCAATGGCTTAACATATGTGACATATCTTTGGGCCCCTGTCAGCGGGTATTCGGCGTTTGGGTCGTATACGGGGAATGGTTCGACGGATGGGCCGTTTGTTTTTACTAATATAAGAACTAGATGGCTTATGATAAAAAGAACAGATACAACATCAGATTGGACTATTTTTGACACATCAAGAAACACACACAATGTTTCAAATTTACGTTTATGGCCGAATTTATCTGATGCGGAAAGTTCAACATCTTCGACGCTCGACATACTTAGTAATGGATTTAAACTAAGAACATCAGATGCTTTTGCCAACGCTTCCGGCGGAACTTATATCTACGCCTCCTTCGCAGAAAATCCATTTCGTATGGCGCTCGCCCGTTAGGAGAACAACGTGTTTATTCTCGACAACAAAATCCTCCCGCTCGACACGCAGTTCACTGTCGATGGAATTTTATATCCACCGAATTGGCTACGTCTCGCAAGCCCAGAAGATCGCGCGCGTATTGGCATTACTGAGGTGCCAGACTATCCGCGCCCAGATGATCGCTTTTATTGGGTTACGCAAAACGCAGACTTTACTTGGAATGCTATTCCAAAAGATTTGGATATGCTGAAAAAGTCTTGGTCATCTCAATTTAAGCAAAACGCATACGCAATGCTGCTCACAAGCGATTGGATGGTTGTTCGCAAGACAGAGGCAGGAACAGAAATCCCCGCAGATTGGTCAAGCTACCGTGAAGCAGTCAGGACAACATGCGCACTGGCGATAACTGACTTAGAGGCGACGACAGACATTGACGCATTCATTGCGTCTGTGACGTCAGTGCAGTGGCCAGTTAGCCCAGACAATCAACCGCTGGCTCCTCCTGCGCCTCCACCAGAGCCGGAAGTCGTTGAGCCTGTCGCGCCTGACGTTGTTGACCCAGTAGCGCCAACGCCGTAACGTCTAACATTCTCGAAGGGGGAGAATGTGCTTCCAATCGTCACTTGCACAGTGGACGGAAAATGCTTGCCCGTATTACAGGCCAGCATAAAAGCATACGCGCCTGATGTCCCGCATCTAATCTACAGCCCAAAGCAAGAGACATCCACAAAGTCATATGACGTCGCGCTAAAAATAGCCTTTCAAGAATATGATGAAGTCATCGTCTGCGCTGATGATCTGGTTTTAACGCCTGATAGCTATCGCTTGCTATGTGAAGACATCGGCAATCTAAAAGCAATACATGGCGATAAATTAGGCTTTGTCGCCGCGCATACTGACTTCACGCGCTACACTCAAAACATACGCTATCAGCAATCGCCATCAGACAAATTAGAATATGGCAAATGGTCTTGGGAGCATGAGTGCAGACCAATAAAGCGTCTCAGCCCAATATTCCATTATCTATCCAAGAAAATGTATGAGGATACATTCCTGCCGCCAATTGAGTGGTATAGCGACG